TCGCTGCATCGCAAACAAAGAACAAGTACCCTTGGAAGATATGATTTGGGCAGAGAAACTTGCGAAGAGCCATACGACTGCCCGTGATTGGTTAAACAAGGCACGTCGTCAATCTGCTCAAGATATTGAAGAAGGTAGCATAGATGATTTTATGAATAAGATGGGACTAGGTGACCCCGACCCATCTAATTACAAGAAGGGGTTTGATGGTGCAGATGAAATTGTAGATTGGTTCAAACAAGATAAACCTGATGACTGGCGACAACGTGACTAAACTGAATATTGCTAAGAACTTGGTGGAAAAGATTGCTGAACTCCTTAATGCAGAAGTTCAGTATTCTTTTTTATTGGATCACAAGGGTGAAGAAAAAAGAAAAATCTCAATCACATACAAAGAACAATGATAGCAATCATCTACAGCAACGGTAGTCAAGAGTGTGAGCGTATGACTCAACTACTTAAGTCCCTTGGTGGAGAGTTTTTAGAGTACAGATTGAACGAACATTTTACACAGAGAGCATTCGAAGCAGAGTTTGGGGAGGAAGCAACATATCCCCAGGTCTCTATCGGTGCTAAGCACGTTGGAAATATCAAAGAAACTTTACAATATTGTAAAGAAAAAGGCATGTTTGTGTGAATTGTAACACAAGTTACAAAAATAGTTGACTATATAGTTCAACGGGTCTATAATACCCATACGTTCATCCAACATGTTATCACTTCTGTTGGCATTTACCTTAGCCCACCACGATTCGTCACCTTATGGGTGGCACATGACTTGTGAAAGGTTCCTACAAAGAAAGATTGAGATTCAGTTAGATGCAAACTTAGACTCTAGGTCTAAAGGAAATCTACTATTGTATCTTAAATCTAAGGTAGACGGTAAATGTGAAGCTGTGGTAACATAGGACGCAAGTAAGTCGCGGAACGGAGCGTTCATCCCATGTTTGATCTATTATTGTATTCTGGTATTTATTGTATCGATGCTACTAAATTAATCGAACGCATCGATGCTAATCAGAGTATGAATAGTCAAGTCAAGGTTGAACTTATTGAAGTAATTCAAGAAGCAACCCCTGAATGTCCATGGGACGCAAACGACTGAAGGAACGGGGCTAAAATCCCTTACTTCAGGAGAAAACAAATGAACACACTTACTCTGATTAAAAAGCAAATCGACAAGGCAGCAGCTCTGCATGACGCACAAATCAACATCACCAAATATCGTGGTGTAGATTGTGCAGTTCATCAGGCAAGTGAGGAAACTCATGGAACCTACTGCTACCGTGGTCGTACATACGTTAAGTGATAGTCATGGAAGCACTACAAGTTGCTGGGATCGTATCCCTCGGTTGTGTTGCGGCTATGTCATTACTTTACGGTGAGTTAGTCCTCTTACATAAAAGTTAGGAGGAGAAATGCTGAAGATCAAACTTGAATATGATCTTCCAGTATATGACTCAGTTAAACACGATCCAGATAGAGTCTTTAGATTCTTAACGTACCGTGGTGTATCTTATGCCAAAATGGTTTACTTAAAATCGCGAGGCACATTTAACTGGAATGTGAAAAAATAAAACTTAATAGTTTGTATGAAGAGAGGTTAAAAAAACCTCTCTTTTTTTTATAGATTTGTAAAAAAGACATAAATGTACACTACAATACATAAACTCACCTAGATATGATAGAATGTATGGTAGAGGACAAAATTATGTAACCAAAACCTCCTTTGTTATGTTGTTATGTCCTTGCTACTCAGTATAATGGAGGACATTATGCACAATCTCATTTCATATAATCAGTTAGCGGGTTGGAAACAAAGTGTAGAGCGATTGACCCATACTTTGGATCGTTCCATGGAAGAATCTGACACACTAAATGACTATTATAATTGTCTTATAGAATGCGATGACGACCAGGCGACATGTAAAAGAATCTGCAGGAGGATGCTAGACTAGTCTCATATGCAAGCAGGGCTGACAACCCTGCTTTTTAATAGGGGTATAAGAGGACTTGACAAGTCCTCTTTTTTTGTGTATAATAACTCTGTAAGGGTTCATAAAGATGGATAGAGAAAAGCTTAAGCTCATTGTCAGAAACCTAGAGTCTCTGGTAGAATGTCTCAAGTCAGAAGTATATTCTGATGTAGATGCATACCAAAGTAAGCAGGAGAACTTTGATGATCCTGCTCACTTTTATCAACTTGCTGATTACGACGAAGTGTTTGAGGACGATGAATGACCGAATTAGTTAAACTTATTAGTGTTACACCAGATGCAGAGAAGCATATGGCATACTGTGCTCGTGTATCTAATCCAAACAATCAGGAGAATGAAAAATTTTCTGGTCTGCTGAGGTATTGTGTAAAACATCAACACTGGAGTATTTTTGAACAAGCATTCATGACTCTAGAGATCAATACTTCTAGAGCTATTGCGGCCCAGATACTTCGGCATCGTAGCTTCACATATCAAGAATTTTCACAACGGTATGCAGATAGTTCCATGTTAGCGGATAAGATTCCATTACCAGAACTGAGAAGACAAGATGAAAAAAATCGTCAGAACTCCATTGATGATTTAGATCCATTCGATGTTCAGAACCTGGAACTTCAGATGCAAACATTGTTTGACTCTTCCATGGCTCTGTATAAACAGATGCTTGGACGTGGCGTGGCAAAGGAATGTGCTCGCATGGTGCTTCCCCTCTGCACACCAACAAGAATCTATATGACAGGTTCTGTAAGGTCATGGATTCATTATATTGATTTGAGGTCTGCAAACGGTACACAGAAAGAGCACATGGACATTGCACTTGCTGCTAAAGATGTATTCAAAGAACAGTTTCCTGCTGTTGCTGAAGCAATGGAGTGGGTCTGATAAATATTTTTACCCCTTGTTATTGATTATGCCAACATACCCCGTCATTAATTTAGAAACTAAAGAAAAGAAAGAACTCTCCATGACAATGGTTGAGTACTCTCAATGGAGAAAAGACAACCCTGAATGGGACAAAGACTGGTCCGCTGGGTGTGCAAGCCCTGGTGAAGTCGGTGACATGCAGTTCAAGGGCGAAGCAAACTCTAGCGGATGGAATGAAATTCTAGATAGAGCATCCAGACAACCTGGAGCTAACGTCCGCAAAAATCGTGATTACAGTTTCTAAAAACAAGTATGCCTGCAAAAAGAAAAACTCAAAGTCCAGTTCCGTTCGGAATGTCTAATAAACAAATGAAAAGAAAAAAACCAATCAACTCAGACTTGATGCGTAAGATTGAACCTCTTACAGAAAATCAAGAAGAACTTTTCAGATGCTACAAGAATGATCAGAACGTCGTTGCTTATGGGTGTGCAGGTACAGGAAAGACCTTTATCACCCTCTACAACGCCCTCAGAGACGTTTTAGATGAGAAGACACCCTATGAGAAAATCTACCTTGTCAGGTCTCTTGTAGCGACCAGAGAGATTGGTTTCCTACCTGGTGACCATGAAGACAAGTCATCGCTTTATCAGATTCCTTATAAGAATATGGTAAAGTATATGTTTGAACTTCCTACAGACTCGGACTTTGAGATGCTGTATGGTAATCTGAAAGCACAAGGAACGATTTCATTCTGGTCTACGAGCTTTATTCGAGGCACTACACTTGATAATGCGATCGTCATTGTTGACGAATTCCAGAATCTGAACTATCATGAACTGGATAGTATCATCACCCGTACAGGTGAGAATAGTAAGATCATGTTCTGTGGTGATGCAACTCAGACTGATCTCATTAAAGATAGAGAAAGAAATGGTATTGCAGACTTCATGAAGATCTTGCGTATCATGCCTTCTGTTGATATCATTGAGTTTGGTGTAGAAGATATCGTTCGTTCTGGTCTTGTTAAAGAGTATCTACTTGCTAAAATGGAATTGAATTTATGAGTTTTATTCATCATAATTATCTCGGTGAACTTGAATTAAACAAGAAAGAAACAAATGGCATCCGCTTGTACCATCTTCCCGATGGTCAGTGGGTGCCTTCTATTACGTCAGTTACTTCTTTCTATAATCGTCAGACTTTTATTGACTGGCGAAAGCGAGTTGGTATTGAAGAAGCAAATCGTATTACAAAGAAAGCAACGAGTCGTGGAACTGACTTTCACGAAGCAGTTGAAGTGTATATGCGGAACAAAGATATTAACTGGGAAGAGTTTAAACCTGCAACTCAGTTTATGTTTCATCATGCTAAACCATATCTGGACAAGATAAATAATATACACGCTATAGAAAGGACTCTGTATTCGGAGTACCTTGGCCTTGCTGGTAGAGTTGACTGCATTGGTGAGTACGAAGGAGAACTGGCAGTCATTGACTTTAAAACATCTGAAAAGATCAAACCAGAGAAGTGGTTAGAAAACTATTTCGTTCAAGAAACTTTCTATGCTGCTGCCTACTATGAGTTGACTGGTATCCCTGTCAAGAAACTCATCACTATCATGGTAACACCTGGCGGTGATGTTAAAGTATTTGACAAAAGGAATAAAGGGGACTATATTAAACTATTAGTACGTTATATTAAAGAATTTGTATCTCACAATACTAGGTCAGAGAATGGAGAATGAACTAGAAAAAGCACTAGAAAATAAATTCTTCTGTCCCACACGGTTTGCACAGGAGATCGAAACTCTTGTTCATGCTGATGAAAAAATGAGTTATATTGATGCTATTGTTCACTTCTGTGAACAGAATGGCATTGACCTTGAGTCCGTTCCTAAGTTAATATCTAAACCACTGAAGGAAAAGATTAAGTATGAAGCAATGGAGTTGAACTTCCTGAAGAGAAGTTCCCGTGCCAAATTGCCTCTTTAATTCCATTTTTGGGGGAAAAAAATCCCGGCAAAAAATTTGACCATTTACTTTTTTCATGATGCCCTTTGATGCTTATAAACAGTATCTTGCGTTGAAGAATCACTTCACGAAAGATAAGTATGACTATCACAAATATTGTGGTAAGAGTCGTGCAACTGTTCAGTCCTTCTATAAAAGAAAAGATCGTTTCTGGTTTGAGAAGTTAGCACGAGGCAAAGATGATAAAGAAGTGGTAGACTTTTTTGTATCGAACTTTATCACCTGCACTGATCCAAGTAAGCTTTGGATAGGAGAGATGATACGCGAAGGTGAAGGTCGATACATGAGTTGGAAAAAGAGAACTCAATCCCTTTCTTATGTCTTCAAGGAAGAGATGGGAGAACTTCTTTCAGACCAACAAATTGATGCCGTATTTTCTCTGAAGACAGGTCACCCTCTGATTCTTAAGAAGTATCTTGGTGGTGATATCTCTATTGAATCTCTAGTTATATGTGATAGAATACTTGGGTTCAGAAAAAACTTTGATACTCAGTTACAAGATCCTGTGTGGGAAACCGTAAGTTTGAGAATTAAAAAGTATTCACCCTTTCTAAATATTGACGTATTCCACTACAAAAAAATTCTGAAGGAGATGGTTCATGGCACTTGACAATGTAACAG